GACAAGGGCGAGCTAAAATTGCAGGCCGTAGAAGCCGATCGCATTGGTTCGCCTTACAACCGCTTGATTGATTCGGATACCTACATCGGCGGTATCAATCTTGACGAATATGGCCGACCTTCCAGCTACCAGATATTCGTTCGCACGATCAACAATCAATACGTTTCGCCTACCGATATCCCCGCCGCCGAGTTCATCCACTTGTTCGACGCTACCCGCCTTGATGAATACCGTGGCCGCTCGGCCTTCGCTACCGCGCTCAATGCGGCTCGCGACTTGCAGGAAGCACTGAAGGCCGAAATCCAAGCAATCAAATATGCTTCGTATCAAACGGGCGTTATCGTGACGGAGAACGGCAGCGCCGACGCTGCCGACTACTTCGCCACCAGCAACCAGAATGATCTCGGCCAGACTGAAAAACTTTCCAACATTGATCCCGGTGCGATCAACTATCTCTCTCCCGGCGAGAAGATGGAGATGTTCAAAAGCGATCGCCCAGGCGGAGCGTTCGGCGAGTTCGTGCGTCTCGTTCAATCCCACATCTGCATGTCGGTTGGCCTGCCCTACGGCTTTGCATTCGACGCCGATAAAAGCGGCCCAATGGCTCGCATGGAAGCCGCGATGGCGGAGCGCACCTTTGCTCGCTGGCGCAGGCTCTTGGAATCACAGTTCCTTGAGCGCATCAAAAACATCGTGCTTCTCGACGCGCAATCTCGCGGCCTGCTTCCCGACAACGAATTCCTTCTTGATGGCCGCTGGTGCTGGCCTGCCAAGGTTTCGATCGATTATGGCCGCGAAGCCAATGCCGACATTGCTTTGTGGAAGGCGGGACTCAAAACCGCTGGGCAGATTTACAGCGACATGGGAGAGGATTACGAAGAAGCCTTCCGCGCTCGGGCGAAGGAAGCAGCGATGATTGTTGATCTCGCTGACGAGATGGATATCCCGCCGCAATACATTTCAGATTCAGTGCCGATGCCGAAGCGCGATGAAGCGCAGCCTGTTGATGCGCCCGCCGCAGTCACGGCTCCCGAAATTGTCGCACCGGAAATTGTCGCACCCGAGTCGCGAGTCGAGACATCCGAATTCCAAGCCGATCAGCACAAGCCCACCAAGGGCATGATCGAAGAAGCCAAGCGCGGCTTGGAATGGCGGCGTGAATACGGGCGCGGCGGAACCAATATCGGCGTGGCTCGCGCGCGCAATATCGCCAATGGCGACAATCTTTCAGACGATACGGTGAAAAGAATGCACTCGTATTTTTCACGCCACGAAGTCGATAAGAAAGGCAAAGGCTTTTCTCCGGGCGAAGATGGCTTTCCATCCGCAGGCCGCATCGCTTGGGCGCTCTGGGGCGGGGATGCGGGGCAGACTTGGGCGGCGGCGAAGGTGAAACGCATGGCCGCGAAAGAAGCCGCCAGCAATGCACCGCGCATGACTCTGGAGCGCGATAACCACGGGCGCGTGCGCTCGCTCTCGTTGCCAGAGCCTACCGAACTTGTCATGCCTACACCGAGCGCGGGCGAGAACGAAAAGGATTTCGTCTCGCGCTGCATGGCCGATGACACGATGATCTCCGAATATCCAGATTCAACCCAACGCGCAGCAGTCTGCTACGCACAACTCAAAACCAAATGATCGCACAAGGCATCGCACTCTCAGCCAAGCAGGCATTCCTGCTCGGCGTCCACCAACCGACTGACACCTACAAAATCGCGCTCTACACGAGCCGCGCCGTGATCGGGCCAGAACTCGCCGCCTACACCGAGAACGGCGAAGTGAGCGGCCCCGGCTACGAGCGCGGCGGCTTTACGCTTACAGGCTTCAAGAATGGCATGGCGGGATCAAGCGCCTATGTCACATTCAACGATCTTAAAATTAATCGCGCATCATTCACCGCTCATGGCGCAGTGGTTTACAACGCTAGCAAGGGCAATGCGGTTCTTTGCACTCTGAACTTTGGCGGAGATCGCTCAGTTTTTGATGGTTCGTTTGAACTTAAGTTCCCACAGCCTACGGAGAAAAACGCTTTGATTTTACTCGCATGATTGGCGCAAACATTCCAGCACCACCGGCAGCAGCAGGAGTGAGTGGCTCCACCGGCTCCGTTGACAACGCCATCCTCCGCGCAGACGGCACCGGCGGCAGCACCATCCAATCCAGCGCCATCTCAATTTCCGACCTGTCAACCACCAACGACACCACAGTTAGCATCGGCCCAGATCGCACATCTTTCAGCATTACTGGCAATGCCGGAACAGATGTCATTACTGCTACTGGACATAATTTTGTAACCAATCAAGCGGTTTCGTTTCCGACACTCACGGGTGGAACTAACTTAAATGTTTTCACGCGATATTTTGTCCGTGATGTTGTTGCTGGAACATCATTTAAGGTAAGCACGACCATCGGCGGAGGCGCGGTTGATTTTACGACAAACATTACCGCAGGAACGGTAATCAGCGCAGCAAGTTTAGTTCTTACACAAGGGAGCCAATATGGCTTCGAGTCCATTGCAACTGCTGCCCCAACGAATACTGCTGCTGGAGGAAATCGCCGCGGAAATGGTGCGGTAGATTTGCAAATGTATCGCAACGCCGCCGCAGATGTTGCTTCTGGGGAAGGCGCGCTCCTTGGGCCGGGTTATGCTGGAAGGGCCAGCGGAGCATATTCGGCAGCGATTGCTTGTTACGATACGCAATCAACTGGAAATTATTCTTTTGCCGCGCAAAGGTCATCTGTTGCATCCTCACAATACGCAACGGCGATTGGTTATCTGAATATCGCACAAACAAGCGATGTCGCAGCGGCGATTGGTGGACAGCAAAATATATCCAGTGGTGCAAGAAGTGGTATTTTTGGAGGACAACAAAATCAAGCCAACGCTTCGTATTCTGGAACACTGGCTGGAATACAAGCTCTTGCCAACCGCTATGGTATGCACGCACACTCTGCTGGTCAGTTTTCAGCAGTAGGCGATGCCCAACGCGCCCGCTTCGTCATGCGGAACAAGACCACGACAAACAGCGCAGTCGAACTTTTCTTAGACGGCTCCTCGACCCGCCTCACGATCCCCTCTGGGAAATACCTCACAGGCACAATCAACATCGCTGGCATCAAGAGTGATGGAACGGCGGCGGCAAGCTACATCCGCCAGTTCTCTATCAAGAATGTCGCTGGAACTACTTCACTTGTAGGAACCGTGAACACCATCGGCACGGATGAGGCGGCAAGCACCAGCATCAGCATCACGGCGAACGATACGAACGATGCGCTCAAGGTGGAAGTTACTGGAATCGCGTCAGAAACATGGCGCTGGGTAGCGGCAGTCGATGTGGTTGAAGTTGCATACGGAGCATAATTATGAAGACCTACGGAGTATTATTCGCAGACGGCACAAAAGAACTCATCTCGATTGTCTTGGATGACGAAGGGAATCCGCGCATGGATACCTTGGCTCCATACCCGACACCGGAGGATTGGGTTGAACCAACGATCATTCCATTGGTAAAGATTGATAAACCCGAGTCTGGCGAATGGAATCCGGTTGTTGTGTGGTTTGAGGATCGTGTAGAGCGGCAATGGGAACCAACTAACTAATAAGCATGGCAAAAGAACTAAACACAGCACAACCGACGAGCGGGCTTTCGATCACCGCGCAACTTTTCCAGACTGGCATCACCGTAGGATCGGCGATCACTTGCGGCGAAGTCGGCACAACGAGATTTTACTCTGGCGACATGCCAGCAATTACGGCGGGAACCTATCAGGTTGTTTTTTATTCCAGCGCAATCACGCCTGTGTCATCTGGCGTTATAGCGTGGAATGGTAGCGCCGAAATTCTTGTGAACGATCTCTCCACCGCCACCACCGCAGGCATCGCAGATGCCGTGTGGGATGAAGTTCTCACAGGGGCAACGCACAACGTCAACAGATCGGCGGGGAAGAGACTGCGCCAAATTGCCAACGAGCGTATCATCGCAGAAGGGCAGACAGTCTCCGCGACTACGAATACAATCACGCTTGAGCCAATCGGAACCTTGTGCGTCGGGCAAACAATCGTCGTCACAAACCAAGACACCGACGACAAGCAGGCGCGCTTCATTCTTGATTTTGATACCGGCACCGACACCGCCACCGTAGATTCCAACTGGTGCGTTGTGCCGACGACAGGCGACGAGTATTTACTCACCACAGTTCGCGATCCTCTTGTTACGCGGGGCGATCACCCAACTGGAACTGTCGGCGCGGAGATTGATGAAATGTATCTCATCCACGGCCTCAAAGACGGCGAAGTTCTCACCGTCACTCCAACGAGCCGCACCGCTGGCGCGATTGCGCAAACGATCGGGGGTGACGGGACAAACACCACAACAGTTTCTCGCGACTGATGACAATTCTTACAAGCCTGCTTATCGCCACGCAGGGCTTGCTGCCAAGCCCAACGCCACTCTCGATCGGCTCGCAGGGATTGCTTCAAACCGGCGCACCGCCACCGCCGGCCATTGCGCCGCGCGATCTGCCTGGTGGCCTATATCGCGAGCGCCAGCGCGTAGTTGTCGAGATCAAGCGCGGAGTTTCTGGCAAGCTCAAAGTCAGCAAGCCAGAAATCAAAATTTCCAACACGGTTGCCGTATCTGGCGTGCAGGCATCTCCGGCAATCGGGCCGGTGGCGCTGTCCATTTCCGCGCAGGTTCCCGTGACGGGCATGGCAACCAACATCTCAGCCAATCGCACGAAGCCGCACATCTCAACATCGTTTGAGATCGTCGGATGCCGCGAAGAAAACGAGCTTGAGATTCTGATGCTCGCGCAGGCCGCTTTAGAAGAATTTTACCTTGACGATATCATTAAACGATACAAGGATTGATCTTGCCGGTGGGGCATCGAGGGCGATGCGCCACTAAGTCGTGGCTTGGGGCGGGATGACGCGGCGTGTGCCGAAAGGCGAACGCGACCCCTTACTCGACGCGAGCAACCGCGCTTTATCGAGGAAGCGCATCAAGCAACCGAGCGACCTGGACTCCATCGGCCCTTTTCTTTTGACACTCGCGCCTTCGCATGAGCGACATCATCGAAGGCGTTTCCGTCATCAGCGTGGGCGAAGCCAAGGGTCACGGGCTTTTCGTGGACGCTCAAACCCTGCGCGAAGTTAAAGCTTGCGCGGAAACCTACGCAGGCGGCGTAAAGGTGAATCTCGATCACGGTGCAGGGATCAGGGACATTGTTGGGTTTGTCGAT